AAAATCGCGAGTTCTATGGCTGGACCGGTACGCCCAATGTCGGCCTGAAGCTGACCGCCGAGGAGGTGGCGCGGATGATTGTTGCCCGTGAAACCAACGGCACAAGGGAGGACATAGCCTATGGCGTGCTGGACCCGTCTGCCTTCAACGTGGTTAGTGGACCCAGTATCGGGGAGACGCTCTCCCGTCATGGTGTTGTCTTCCGGCGCGCTGACAATATCCGCGTTTCCCACGACCGCCGCATGGGTGGCTGGGACCAAGTCCGCAATCGTCTCAAGGGGGATGTCGAGGGTGATCCGATGCTATTCGTCTTCTCCGCCTGCCTGCAATTCATACGTACTGTCCCGGTGATGCAGCACGACAAGGTCAATCTGGAAGACCTCGACACCGACATGGAGGACCACGTCGCGGACGAGCTACGCTATGCCTGCATGTCGCGTCCGTTTACGGCCCGTGTGGCGCGGGCCATCGACAAGAACCCCTATCTGGTGGCCAACGCCTTCAAGCTGCATGAACTGAGGGACTGATATGCGCTGGAGCGACCGCATGCAGCAGCTTTGGGAGATCGACCATGCGGCGCTGGATGCCGGATTGCCAATCCAGAAAGGCATAGACGTTGCCCGGCAGCTAGGCGTCTCGCGCGGCTACATCACCATCATCCGCGCCCAGATCGCCATGTTTGACGAGCAGTACCACGACCGGGAGCCGAACCTCCATGTGAAGGAATGGAAGGCATGGCTGGCGCAGAATGTCCGCAATGTGCTGCCGATGCTGATCCGGGCGGCCAGCAACGCCAGCAAGGTCCACCACCCGCAGCCATCAATGCCGGTCCCGATCCGCAAGATCAAGCAGTACCGCCCAGATCGGGCCTCGATCATGCGGCGTTTCGAGGCGGGCTATTATGGGCCGCGCGATGTCCTGCCGCCGCCCAAGCCGCGCCCGCCGAGGCTACCCCCGACACAATACGCACGCACGCCGTCTTGGATGGATCGACCCTACATGCCCATTGAGGATCAGGAGCAGGCCAGAATGACGGCCAAAACCCTGCACTGGACCGATGTGGTCTACAAATCAGGCACTGATATCATTGTCAGTATCCGCAAACCTCGTTGACCTGACGGCGTGATGGGTTCATAGCGAAAGCCAATACTTACCGGTTGAACGCAGAGACGTTTCGCGCACTCCAGCGCACCCGGTTGGTATTGATGGCCCGTACTTCCTCAGCGATGCTCGATGAGCGCAGCTTGATAGGCTGCACTAGCCTCGTCGGGCGTGTCGAACGTTCCCAGATAGGTGTGGCGGTAGTTGATGGTGATGTTCGCCATGAACCGCTTGTGGTTGGGCGCTACGCCCTTGGGCAGGCTCCGCTGCCGTGGACGCATGTTGCGCTGGTTCTGCGACCGCGTGACATGCCGCAGATTGGCGTAGCGGTTGTCATCACGCTGCCAGTTGAGATGATCGGTCGTGTGGGGCTTGGGCATGACGCCCTCGACGTAGAAGCGTGCGATGGCATGCTCGGCGTAGACCTTCCCATCGATGCGGATGCGCCGGTAGCCGGTGCTTGTGTCGAGCGTGCCAGCCCTGCCTTGGCCAACACCTCTCCTTGGTGCCTTCCAGCACAGCAATCCCCGCTCGGGATCGTAGGAGAGCAACTCCAGCAAGCGGTCGTGGGTGAGCATGGCGCGTGATCCCGAATTAGAGGCCCTGCCGCTGCTCCCAACGACATCGGCTGAAAGTGGCAAGCCGGATGCGATCAATACGGCCACACCCGATGGTGGCTCATACGATGGCACATCGGATATAAATAAACAATATTGGATCTCATGTCTAGAGGACGCCGAGCGCACCGAGCGCGACTGGCGGGGCCGGGCACGCGATGTCATCAAGGTTTACCGCAACGAGGGCACCACGGGCCGGTCGGGCAAGTACACGCAAGGCCCGGTGACCTTCAACATCTTGTTCGCGAACACGGAGGTCATGTTACCGGCCATCTACACCAAGCCGCCGCAGCCCGTTGTGCGCAGCCGCTTCGTGAAGACGCAGGAACCGGCCATGATGCCTCCACCGATGCCCCCTCCCGGCATGGGTGGCCCCTTGCCGCCGGGTATGCCAATGCCGCCCCCCGGACCCATGCCTGGCGGTCCTTTACCCCCGATTGGTGGGCCTTTCCCTCCACCGGGAATGCCACCAATGCCACCACCCGGCCCGCCTTCGACGCTGCAAGGCGCGGCTCCGGGTGGTGTGCCTCCCCTTCCTGTCGGGCCAGAGGCTCAACCGGCTCTCGGTCCCGGCCTCCTCCTCCCATGCCTGTACCGCCGCTGCCCGGCGTGTCGCAGCCCGCAGAAGGCCGTCCCAAGCAGGGTGATATCGAGACCGCCGCCGCGATCATGGAAAAGGTGCTGGAGGTCGTCGTGGATGACGACAACTCAAGCGAAGCCATCAAGATGGCCGTCAAGGACGTGCTGCTGCCGGGCCGTGGCATCTGCCGGGTGCGCTGGGCACCACAGATGGTCACTGAGCCGGTTGAAGACCCGGTCATGGGCGGACCACTTTCGTTGCCAGACGGTACACCCCAGACGCGCGAGCGCAAGGTGTGGGAGGAAGTCTCCGACGAGTACGTCTACTGGGAGGACTATCTGTGCGATCCGGTGCGCGCCGCAGGCGACACCAACTGGATTGCCTTCCGGCATCTGTTCACCAGGCAGGCGCTGGAGGCCGAGTTCGCCGGGTCCGAGCAGTACGAGGCCCTGAAGGCAGCCAACAAACTGGAAGAGATACTGCGCTGGACCGACGAGAGCGCCGCCAAGACGCCGGTCGGCGGTGGCTCGGCGATGCCGTCCGCCAACAAGCTGGGCGACCACATCAAGAAGTGCATGGTGTGGGAAATCTGGGACCGCAACGAACGCCAGATCATCTGGTTCATTCGCGAGATTAGCGGCATCGTGCTGCGGGTCGATCCCGACAGCTATCAGCTAAAGGGGTTTTTTCCGACGCCGATACCGATGCTCGCGGTAACCACGACCGACAGTCGCATCCCGCGCCCGTTTTATGATCTCTACGCTCGCCTCGCTGACGGGCTGGACGAGATTTCCAAGCGTATCGATGCTCTTGAGCGCCAGATTAAGGTCCGTGGGGCTTACAACGGGGCCAGCAAGGAAATCGGGGACATCCTGCGCGCCGACGACCAGAAGATGATCCCCCTCGATGGCGTCGATATGATGGGCGGCGGGCTGCAAAACCACATCTGGCTGGTGCCCATCGACATCTGGGCGCAGGCGCTCGACAAGCTGTACTTGGCGCGTGAGCAGAAAAAGCAGGCCATCTACGAAATTATGGGTATTAGCGATATCATGCGGGGCGCGACCAAGGCCTCCGAGACCGCTACCGCTCAACGCATCAAAGGGACGATGTCCACGGTGCGACTGGAGGACCAGCGCCAGCAGGCGGGTAATTTTGTCCGCGATCTTCTGCGACTTAAAGCGGAACTCATAGCCCAGCATTTCGATGCCACCACGCTAGAGGCCATCACTGGCGAAGAAGTCACTCCGGAAGTCGAGGCTATACTGCGATCCGACTTTCAGCGCACCTGCGCAATAGACATCGAGGCCGACAGCACGGTGCAGGTTGACGAGCAGGCCGAGCAGGAAAGTATGGCCATCACCATGCAGGCCATGCAGTCGGTCATGCAGGGCGCGATGGCGATGTTGCAGGTGCCCGTGCTGCCACCCGAGATGGCCATCGACCTCAGCCTTGAGTTCCTCAAGATGGCGCTGCACCCGGTCAAGTACAGCCGGGGCGTGGTCGAGATGATCAACGACTATCAGGAGCAGCTATCGCAGCAGCGGGCCATGATGGCACTGTTCCCGCCGCCGCCAATGCCAATGGGTCCGCCGGGTGCTCAACCCCCCGGTATGGCCCCTCCGCCCGGTCCACCCGGTCAGGCAATGGGTGGAGCGCCGCCTGCCCCTCCACAGGGCAACGGCGCTGGTCCGCCGATGCCCCCATCAGGACCGCCGGGTGGCATGGGGAACGGGGCGGCTCCGCCGGGATTGATGTGAGGGCAGTGGGCCTCACAATGGAAGGAAACGACAATGCCTAATGAAAATCCCGGCCAAGGCGGCCAGAGCGACCAGAACAAGCCGGGCCAGGGCGGTCAGCAGCAGGACAAGCCGGGCCAGGGCGGTCAGGATCGTCCGGGCCAGAGCAACCCGAACCAGCGTTAAGCAATGAGCGGGGTGTGAAAGCACCCCGTTTTCTCCCCTCAAATCTCACGGAGAAAATGAACATGGCCCGCAAGCGCAAGGATGACGACAATGGCGAAGAAACCGAAAACGAAGCCGAAACCGAAACCTATAGCGAAACCGGGAAGGACGTAGTTCCCAGCCCGCGCTCGCCCAAGCAGGGCACCGAGGGCCATACGCCGGGCGTTGTCGATGAGGAGGACACCTCCGCCGATGTCCATCCGACCGACTTGGTCGAGGAGGGTCAGGGCGACGGCGAGCTTCCGAGCCAGTTGCAGCCCTATCCGACCGGCCTTCCCGTTCCCCCGCGCGATGGCTTTGGCAACATCATCGAAGAGGAGACGCCATAATGGCCGCTTCGCTCGCCCCGGTGCATAACGGCTCACTGGCCGAAATCACGCCCAAGAACTGGCATCGCTATCCGCAGCCGGTGTCGCGGGCGATGCTGACGCCCGCCTATGTGCCGGTGTTCACCTATAGCGGCAGTTCGCCGCTCACTGCGCCGTACACGCCGATTGAGCATGGCGCGGCCAACGTGCTGATCGATGACCGTGGCGTTGGCGAGTACACGCCGCGCACGCAGTCCGACAGGGCGCAGTTGCCCGGCAATGCCGCCGATCCGACCAAGGCTTTTGCGGGCAGTGCCGTTGCCACCGATATCGACTATGTGCATGCCGATCCGATCAACACGCCGTTTGGCTCGATTGAGCCGCAAGACCCGTACCCCAAGGCGGGCGACACGGCCCCGGCTGCACCAGTGCTGACCAGCCTGTCGCCGAACACCGCCGCGATTGGCCAGCCCTCGATCATTGTCGAGGCGACCGGCACCGGCTTCACGCCGTACTCGGTGGTCGAGGTTGGCGGCACCAACTACGCGCCGACAGCCTATGTCTCGCCGACCAAGCTGCGCTTTCCGGTCGATACCATGCGCTCGTCGGCGGGCACCATCAGCGTCAAGGTGCTGGAACACAACATCAAGACGGCTGCCGTCAACTTCACCTTCACGTAGGAGATCCACGATGGCATGGGAAATGCGAACATCCGCCGAGGCCAACAGCCTCGATCCGTACCGGCCCAAGACCGTCGAGGAGAAAGCTGGGGCACGCGGCGGGGTCAGTGCGGCGGTGACCGCCGATCCCAACTTTGTCTTTGCCCGCACTCGCAAGGTCGGGCTGGAGAAGACGCCGTACCCGACCGGAGTGGCGACCTTTGATGACATTACGCAGACGGATATCCTGACCCCGGTTGAAGTCAATGCCACGCTGTCGGTGCCGAACGTATGAGCCAGACGGCACCGCGCCAGCAGCCGGTGCAGTTTGGCATTCCGGTCAACTATGAGACCGGGCAGCCGCTGACCGAGTTCCAGCAGAAGCACCTCGGCGCGCTGTGGAGCGCCACCGAGATGCTTTATACGGCCATGCACGCCGCCGAGGGATCGGCCCATCCCGGCGACAACCAGCCGCACGAGTTCATGGCGTCCAGAATGAAGCGGGCCGCCGACCATCTTGAAATGGCGCTGCTGCTGGCCCGGAAGGCGGCGCTGGAATGACCACCTACGTCATGCGCGATGGCCGTCTTGTCAACAAGGCCGAGTACCTCAACAGGGGTCAGGTGACGGTTGATTTCCCGACCTTTCCGATGCCGGGGGTCAGCCGCTTTGAACCGATGGCCAGCCCGGTGACGGGCGGGACAATTTCATCGTGGCGCGAGCGCGACCGCGACATGCAAGCGGTCAATGCCTTCGATGGCAGAGACCTTCCCAAAGACCACGTCTTCTCTCGGGGATTGGACGTTCAGCGCAAGGAACAAGCTGATGCCGCCCGACGAGAACCCGACCAGCCCATCTGGCGAGACTGAAGCCCCCCTCAGCCTGCGCGAAATCGCCGAAAGCGCCTATGACGACATTGTAGATGCGCGCGACAATCCGCCCGAACCAGTGGTTGACACTGGGGGCCGACAGCGCGATGAGTATGGTCGCTTCGCGCGAGCGGAGCCGGGTGAAGCAGAGGCTGAAGAGCCACCCAGCCCCGACGACCAAATTGATGCACCACGCAACGAACGCCCCACCCAGCCCCCTCGGGGAGAAGCAGCGGGAGCGCCGGAAAACTGGTCACAAGCCGACAAGGACGTGTTTGCCAAGGCACCGCCTGAAATACAGGCATGGGCCATCCGCCGACATTCCGAGATGGAAGGTGACTATCAGCGCAAGGTGCAGACCTACGCGGCAGCAGCCCAGTTCGCGCAGGGCGTTTCGCCAGTGTTCAGCGACCAGCGCATTGCGCAGTCGTTGCAGCAGTGGGGCATAACTCCGCAGGACGCGGTGAAGGAATGGGGCCAGTTTCACCTACAGGCCATCGATCCCAATCCGCAGGTCCGCGCAGGATTTATCCTCGACTTGGCGCAGCGCATCGGCGTGCCTCTGAACCCAGCGGCGTTTGGTCAACCCAACCAGCAACCGTCTGGTCTGCCGCCGGAAGTGGCGAAAGACCCGGCAATCAAGTTTTTCGCCGATTACCTCGGCCAAATCTCGACTGAAATGCAGGCCGTCAAGGCCAGAACCGGGCAGATGGAAGCCGCCTCGCGCCAACAGTTGGAGCAGGAGGCAACACGGGTAACCAAGCAGGGGATCGATGACTTCGCCGACATGAAGGATGACAAGGGCAACCTGCTGCATCCCTTTTTCGATGAGGTCATCGCAGGCATACAGGAATTGTACGCCGCCAACCCCCGCTACAACCTGAGAGAGGCTTACGAGAAGGCAATATGGTCGAACCCCGCCACACGGGAAAAGATGATGCAGCGTCAGGCCCAGATTGCCCAGCGCCAGCTATCCGACCAGCGCGCCTCGCAAGCTGCCCGGCTCAACGTGCGTGGCCGCACCAGCCCAGTGGCAAACGGTGCGATCAAGCACGGGCCTATGAGCCTGCGCGACACCATCGAGGCTGCGGCTGACGAACTCGGCATGTAGGGCCAGAGCGCCCACATAGGAGTTCTCTAAATGGCATCCCCCAATGTCTCCGCTGGCGGTGACGTGACCCAGTTGGTCACCACCACCCTCATGAACTATCACAAGCAACTCGCTGATAACGTTAGTAATTCTAACGCTGTCCTAGCTCAGTTGAAGTCTAACGGCAGGACGCGTGTTGTCGAAGGTGGTCGGCGCATAGCAACGCCGCTCACCTACGCCGAGGAAACCTTCGCGTGGTATTCCGGCACCGAACTGCTCTCCCGTGCCGTGAAAGAGACCATCTCGGAGGCCGAATATGACCCGGCCAATGCGGTGGCTTCCGTTACGCTGTCAGGCCCTGATTTGGCTAAGAACCGTTCGAAGGAACGGATCATCAACCTCATCGAGAGCAAGCTCGAAAACGCCGAAAGCACGATGAAGAATAACGTCACGAAAGCCACCTACTCGGATGGCTCGGTGGCGAAATCCTTCGTCGGACTGAAGGCAATGGTGACGGCGGATGGCCTCGGCACGGTCGGCGGCATTGTTGCCGGTTCCTGGCCCTTCTGGAAAAACCAGTTTCAGGGCGTGGCCCGTGCAACCGGCCTCCAGTACCCCGCCCTGAAGACGTCCATGAATGCGTTGTGGATGAAGCTGGTGCGTGGCACCGAGCATCCCGACCTGATCGTCGCCGATGGCGAGGTCTACTCGACCTACGAGAGCGGGCTACAGGAAAACCAGCGGTATCAGTCCGCCGACCTCGGCAAGCTGGGATTCCAGACGCTGATGTACAAGCAGGCCCCGCTGGTCTTCGACGGCGCGGCGACCGGCATTTCCACGGCCCCGGCTGGCACGGCGTATTTTCC